CCGACGGCTCCCGTTATCCGAATGGCAGCTGCAAGACAGCGCTCGGCTTAAATCACTGTTCCAGGCCAAGCGCGGGGAACTGAAGCTCACCCAGGAGAAACTCGCCGCCGATTTGGGCGATGGCGTCACGCAAGGTGCTGTCAGCCATTTCATGAATGGGCGCACGGCGCTTAGCGTCAACGCCGCGGTGGTTTTTGCAAAAGCGCTTCAGGTCCCTGTTTCCGATATCAGCCCAACGCTGGCTGCACAGATCGAGAAGATGGCGGCCTCGCTACCAGATACGCGCCCTACTCATCGAGAGACTGCTGACACCCGGATTCCACCGCGAAGCTTTGATCTTCAGAACGAGCCCGGATACACCGGTGTCCTGCAGCTAACCGCACAGGGATCTACCGGCGGCGGCGAAGACAATACGCACGTTGAGATTCGCGGCGTCATGGCGTTCAAGTCCGCATGGCTCCGCGCAAACAACCTGAGCCAGAAGTACCTGGACGTGATCTATGCCAATGGTAATAGCATGGAACCAACGATCAACGATGGCGATGTGCTGCTCGTGGACGAGTCAAAGATCGAGCCGAAGGATGGGCAGATATTTGCTATGCAGAGCGAGTCGAAGGGGACGATCGTAAAGCGCCTGGTGAAGTCCGACATCGACGGCTGGATCATCCGAAGCGACAACCCCGACAAGGCGCGCTATGGCGACGAGGTTCTGCGGGATGGGGAGATAAACGAGGTTCGCATCATCGGGCGCGTTGTGTGGCGCGGCGGGATGCTGTGATGAGAAAGGCTCGCTCAAGCATTGCGTCCAAAGCGCTATTTGTTCTTATGCTGGGCGGCCTGGCTGCGGTGGCCTGCAGCCTCGTTCTCTACCTGCTGGGTATCGGACAGGACGGCTCTGTATTCCTCGTCGGGATGATCTGTGTGCTTCTAGTCGGCGTTATTTCTGCCTTCCGCCGTGAGGGCGGCGCCCGACTAGAAGATGCGTTAACGCTTCTTGCCGGTACAGCTTTTTTTGTCTGGATTGCCTGGCGAACCTTCAACAGGTAAGGCGCCTTCCCCATTGAGTATGCCGCCGAGTTGCAATCCCCTTGTGCCCGGCTGGCGCTGGCGCCGATGGTGGCTGTAAGCCATGGATGGTAAAGTGCTGACTCAATATAGGAGGGATCCAATGAAGTCGAAGATCGCATTTTTTGCACTGGGCATTTGCCTGGCTGGCTCCTCGCTCGCTGCTAAGAAATCCACCGAGCCAGAGCCATGGAAATTGGAGCCTGATAGCTTCATGGGCATCAAGTTCAGTAGCAATATAAAGTACGACCTGACGCAGTGCCCAGATGGATACGAGCCGCCAAAAGAGATGTGCTATCAGAAGCCGTACAGCGATCTGTACATCCTAAACGGCCTTCCAAACATTGGCCTTGTGGGCGGATACCAGCTTTCGGCGAAGGTGAAGGATTCAGCGATCCAGTACTTTTACCTGTCCGCCAGTTCCGATGACTTCGCCCGCCTCTCCCAGATCCTGATCTCCAAGTACGGCAAGCCGACACGCAGCGAGTCGGAGCCAGTTAAGACCAAGGGCGGCGCCACGTTCACCAATGAAAAGCTGTCATGGTCAGGGGGGAAGGTCCTGATTGTCCTGAGCAAGTACGCGGACGACATCAACACCAGCTCGGTGTCCGTCACCAATAGGGCCGCCTCCATGAAAGCGCTGGATGATGAGAAAAAGAAAATAAGTGATGCGGCTTCGAAGCTCTGAGCCAAGCCACAACAGATGACCAAGCCCGCCGATCGCGGGTTTTTTTGTGCCTATTGAAAAATACATGACCGGCGGTATTGACCGCATAGAATACCGGCGGTATTGTTCACCCATCGAGACGCCACAGCGACTCGCCAGGGCCTCAACAGACCCGCCACACGACTGGTGAAGCCGCCAGATAGCACGGGATCAGCGAAGTGATCTCCCAGCCCCCTCCCCGGGGACCGACTGGAACCAAGTTCTTTAAGCAAGACGGATAGTTGAGCTGGGGTGACCGGGGAGCCGGCATCAGCGGTGAAACGAGACAGCATTTGATTCAAGCCAGTGACCGACGCCAGTAGCGGGTCACGGCGGAAATTTTCACTGATGCACCTGGGCGACCGGGTGCATTGGGAAAACAACCGAACATCCCCGACAAGGAATAACCCCATGCAAGCAAATCAACTGACCACCTACTCCCGTCTCGGCTTGACAATCAGCAGCCCTGACGAGGCTGTTGTACTGAAGCTGGCGACACTGGCAATGACAGTCGATGCGGCGCCGGCCACTTCTTCGGCTCCGGCCATCGGCGAATACTGGCCCGGCCGGGGCGGTGTGTATGTGGGGATCCGCCACTACCCTGACGGACCTCACCACCTGATCGTGGGTACTGAAGACATCGGCAAGTTCGCCTGGGGCGAGTACGGAACCGAGACCGGCGCCACGAGCCGTACCCACGGCATCCTGAACACCACCACCCTGCTGAAAGCTGGTGGTTCATTCCCCGCCGCCGAGGCAGCAGCCAACTACACCGCTGACGGCCATCACGACTTCGGCCTTCCTTCCATTGGTGAGCTCAACCATGTGTGGCAGTACGTGCCGGACCTGATCACCGAAGGCGCCTACTGGTCGAGTTCGCAGCGCTCCGCCAACAACGCATTCAACATGACCTTCGATGGTGGCGTTCAGACCTACTTCGGCAAGGGCCTCGAGCTCCGCGTCCGCCCCGTCCGCAGATTGCCAATTCATTGATTCATTTATTGCTTTTCATCGCAGGTGAATCGCGGGGCCGCTCAGGTACGAGCGGCCAGGCCTGATACGTGCCGGGCGGTGCCGGCCACCTGCATCTATCCCCTGGCGCCGGAAGGCATGCCCAGGCCGTATCGGACTGACACTTTGCACGGAGCCTGCCGAGACTGGGAGCGTAGCCGTGATAACGGAGTGTCAGTCCGATGCGGAAGCGGTGTTGAAAGCTGGGTTGAACGCTTCGGCGGCCCTGGAGAAACACAGGTTAATAGGGCGCCAGCTTTAGCGTGGTTAGCCTCTCCGAGCGGTCGTCCCGAAAGGGTCCGCTCTCGCCGGGATCGCGTCCGGCCTTCTGCATCAAGTCCCGTAGAGCCCAGTAGCAGAGGGACTCAAAACCCTGGGCCACGGCCAGCAAAGGCTGGCGCCGGAGACGTAACCGGCAAGCCCGGGGCCCACTACGCATCCCGCCGGGAGGGAGCCAAAAGGTAGCAGCAGCCCGCACGTGCGGATTTATTCAACAGGTGGCCACTGCCTGCCCAGTGAGCGAACAGCGGAGGGTTTGCAGCCATGTAACAGATAGCCAACTCCCCGACGCCTCATGCGCCCGGTAGTTACGTAGGAAGGTGAAAGCCCGGTTTCGACTGGGCTTTTTTATGCGCCTCTATTCGTCAGCACTCGCCCCACGCCCAACGGCAACCAGCGGGAAGTATGAGTGTTGACGAATACAGGTGAACCCACAGAGGACTCAGCGATGTGTACTTGCAAACAAGATACCGAGGCTCGGCTGCTTGAAGCTCTGCCCGCCGAACTCCCGGAAGGCTTCAAGGGCTTAAGTGCTCGGCTGACCGGCTACGCAATGATGTTTGGCGGCCAAAAGGCGCAGTTCAAGCAGGTCATGCCGATTGAAATCACGTATCAGGCCCCGACCAAGGCTGGCGTGATGAAGAACAAAAAGAAGTCGATGAGCATGCTGGCCAACTACTGCATGTTCTGCGGCGAGAAGTACGACAAGGACGAGCCGAAAGCCGACGCCGCCTAACCCCAAACACTGGAGGTCGCCATGGCCGCGACAGTTGATGTGGCCTGCGACTGGTGCGCAGGAAAATTCACCGCCCGCACCGCAGATCGAAAGCGTGGCTGGGCTCGTTTCTGCTCCAAACCATGTAAAGCCAGCAAGCAGGCCTATGGCGCCAACAAAGCATTTTGGGAGAAGGCCAACCCAGGCAACAAGGCATCGAAGCTTGGGCGGTACGCCGATCACCCAACGCGGTACGCCGATCATCACGATGATGATGAAGACGAAATCATGTCTGGCCTTTCCGATATGGATTACGGCGCCAGTGATGGCGGCGGCTACGAATCAATCAGGTGAGCCTGGAGGCAATCATGAACGCAGCACTGGATATCTGTCAGGCCATGCACGACGCGAAGTTGCCTCCTGCGGTCAGTGAGACGCGGGAAGAGGTAGCGCGGGCTGAGTGGCTGTACAACGCGGCAGAAGACCTGCTCCGAGGCGTGGACGTGAAGTTCCAGTGCCGGATGCGCCAGCCCCAAGGCGTGACCGTGGCTGACCTGGCCCTGGCCGTGGATGAGCACGTGAACGGCCGTCTGGCAGACTGCAAGGTTCACACCCCCGCCCTGGGCTGGCTGCTGCTCTCCTCGGGCCGGCCAGACAAGAACGCCATGGCCGAACTGCTCGGCCCCAGCGACCACCCGCTTGGGAAGCTCGGCGAGATTGCAGAGGGCCTACTCCGGCCCCTGGTCGATGACGCCCTGATCGCCCAGGCAGAGGACGACGCATTGTGACCATGTCGCCGCACGTCCTCATCGGCCAGGAGCTGGAAACCCTTGAGGAGCCAGAAACGCCGGCCAGCTGGTCGGTGATGATCCAGAAAACAATCAACGAAATGATGCTCGACGGACGCATCACCATCGAAGAATTCAACCACTACTGCGGGCGCCTCAACAAGATCGTTGCCAGGCGCAAGGAGTTGTCATGAGCACTGCACCGGTTAAAACGCTGCTGGATGAGCAGATCGAAGAGATTGAGCGCTGCCTAGCGATAGTAGGCGCTGGCGTTCCGCGTGAAATGCCAGTTGCCGTGCTCCCGCCAAAGCTTGTGGCGGCTATCAAGTCGGGGCGTATCGCCGTGAGGGCTCGCCAATGAAAGCCCTCCCCTGGATCCTCACCGCCGCCCTACTCATGACCATGCTGGCCTACACCGTGGTCAAGGAGCGCTCAGCACCTTGCCGGGTGCCTCAGCTATCGCAGGTGCTGCGATGATCGACATGCGCGGCTCAGGCATCGTTCTTCTGCTCTGCGCCGCCTGGCTTCTCGCCAGCGCCTACGCCGGTCACATCACCCAATAACCCCCTTTCACAGCGCCCCTCTCCGGTGGCGCGGAGAGATAGTCATGTCCAATTTAGCGAAAGTAGACCGCGATCAGGCTCCGGTGGTTGCCAGTGAATCGGCAACGATCCTGAGCGTGATCCAGCGTGCCGCCGCCGACCCTCTGTGTGACATCGAAAAGATGGAACGCCTGATGGCGATGCATGAGCGGATGCAGGCGAAGACCGCAGAAACAGACTTCAACGCCGCGCTGTCCCGTGTCCAGGGTGAGATGAGGCGAATTGCGGCTGATGCCACCAATAACCAAACGCGCAGCCAGTACGCCACGTACGGGAAGCTCGATAGCGTTTTGCGCCCCAAGTACACCGGCGAGGGGTTTTCGCTGTCTTTCAGCACTGAGCCGGCGCCGGAAGGAATGGTTGGCATGGTGTGCTTCGTCAGTCATGCCGGTGGGCATACTCGCGAATACCGTGCGCACGTCCCGTCTGATGGCAAGGGTGCCAAGGGCGGCGACGTAATGAGCAAGACCCATGCCTTCGGGTCTGGCACCTCCTACGGCATGCGCTACCTGCTGAAGATGATCTTCAACGTCGCGATCGGCGAAGAGGACGACGACGGCAACAGCGCCAGCGGCGATGACTTCCGTGAGGCGATCATGGCCGACCTGACTGCAAAAGTAGCAGCGGCGCCTGACAAGGTCCTGCTGCAAGAGGCCTGGCAGTCCGGGCTGAAGGTTCTTCACGCAGCCAGGGATGCCGCAGGCGCAGAAGTGTTGCGCGACGCCGTCAACAAGCGCAAGGCTGAACTGGAGGCCGCGAAATGATCCTGATCAACTGCGAACAAGGCAGTCCTGAGTGGCACCAGGCTCGCTCGGGCTGCATCACTGCCAGCATGTTCACCGTCGCCAGGCAGCGAGTGAACGGGCTGACTGCCCAGCAGCAGATTTATGTATCGGCGCTTCTTGCCGGTAAGCCAGAGACTGATGCCCGCGCCGAGGCTGAATACAAGGCCGCGCCCAAGGCTGATGTGGTGCGCCGAGCGCTTGCCGGCGAACCAGTTGGCGAGCCATCCGAAGCGGCCATGAATTATGCATTCGGCCTCGCTGTTGAGCGCATCAGTGGCACCGCCCTCGACGGAGGGTTCGAAACCTGGCAGATGAAGCGCGGCCACGAACTGGAGCCGCAAGCGCGAATGGAGCATGAACTACAGACCGGCCTGATGGTTGAGCGCGCCGGGTTCGTAACCACCGACGACGGTGCATTCGGCGCCAGCGCTGATGGCTTGATCGGCGAGGATGGTGGCAGCGAGTACAAGTGCTTCCTGGCGCCCGAGAAGCTGCGCGCCTTCCACATCGACAACGATGCCAGCGGGATCATGGATCAGGTGCAGGGCTGCATGTGGATCACCGGCCGCAAGTTCTGGCATGTGGGCATGTACTGCCCGGCCCTAGAGCCAGTCGGCCGACAGCTTTGGTGGAAAGAGTTCCAGCGCGACGACGACTACATCGAAAAGCTCGAGGAAGACCTGTGGCAGTTCAAGCTACTGGTCGACGAGTACGAGCAGAAGTTGAGGAGCACAGCAGCATGATCAGTACCGAACTCAGCATGATCCAAATGCTCGACCCTCGGCGCCACGAACTAGCCCTGCTCCAGGAGGCGTTCTTGAGCAAGGGAGGGGCTATTGCGGTCCTTCCCAGTCCAAGCTTCGCGCCGCCACCGCCGCGGCATGAGCCGCCGCCCAGGAAGGTGAAGCCAAAGGTCAAGGCCAAGCCGGAAGCCTCGGTATGGCTCGACAAGATGGCGCAGCGGGACATCGAGCGTGAAGAGCGGCAGGCTCAGCGGGAAAAGGAAAGGGTCGACCTGATCGAGCGGATTCGGAACATGGCCGAAACGATGACCTATGCACAGGTGATATCGCAGACCGGCATGGCGCGGCGAACGCTCCAGCGAATCGCTGTAGAGAATGAGTTCAAGTTCCGGCCAGCTATCAGTAACCGCCGCCCGCAGCGCACGACCGAGGCGGACGACATCAAGCGCGCCGAGCGGATCAGGGGCTTCAAGGAAATTGGTCTGTCCCGATACCAGGCCATGAGCCAGCTCGGCGTCACCTTCAAGACCTTCAACCATCTGTTGGACAAGTTCGGCATCGACTATCCAAAGGCCAGGAAAGGGCCAGAGCCGGCCTGTTTCGACAAGAAAAAGCAGGGGTGACGCATGGCTGCAGCTCAGAAAGAACGCTCAGCGAAGACCGCGGCGAAGCGAAAGAGCCGCGGCGAAGAGGAAATCAGATTTCACGCCATGGCCGGCACCCGCCAGGCATTGGCTGAGCTGATGGCCTGGTCCGGCATCGAGGAACAGGGCGAGGCGATCACGCTGATGATTCATCACCTGCACGGCCTGGGCCCGGGTGGCGCCCTGCCCCTTCTGGAGCCTCCGCGACACGAATACGTGATACCCGAAAACGTGTCGCGCAAATTGAAACTTGCCTTCGCCCACGAATCCCTTCGCATCTGCCACGACGAATAATCAAAAACGCCGACAACCCGGTGACGGGTCTGGCGTCATCCCGAGGAAACTCCATGAAAGCTGAAATGGTGAAACTGGAACACAATGGCATCCACTTCAAAGTGGCCCGCCCAAGGCTGGCAGAGATTGCAATCGCCGCCCTGTTCGTAAGCTCTATCCCGCCAGCGGCGAATTTCACGCCCGAAGCGCCGGCCGCCATTCCGGCCCTGGGCGAGTACTGGCCCGGCCAAGGCGGCATCAACGGCGGCCACGTTGCCGCTCGCGGCGATGTCCCGGCGCATTACCTGATCTTCGCTGCGAGCGATGTCGGCGACCATGAGTGGGGTGGCCGTGGAGTTGAGGTGAAAGGCCTCAGCAAGACCGACGGCCACACCAACACAGAAGTGCTGTGCAACGTTGATGACAACGAGCACCCGGCCGCAAATGCCTGCGCCGAGTACCAGGCCGATGGTCGTCATGACTTCTACCTGCCTGCCGCCGCCGAGCTGTACCAGGGCTGGCTGAACTGCCCCGAGATCTTCGCCCAGGACTGCTACTACTGGTCGAGTTCGCAGCGCTCCGCCTACTACGCGTTCTACGTGTTCTTCGTTGATGGCGGTCAGGACTACGACGCCAAGTTCAACGAGCTCCGCGTCCGCCCCGTCCGCAGATTCTTTATTTAATCCTTCATCCATTCGTTCTTGATCCGGCACCGGGCGCAGCAGCGCCTTTTTTGTTGCCTTCGAAAAGAGGAAAGACCATGTCCGCAGTAGCTCAAGCAGCACCAGCATTGACCATCCCGGAAATCGGCCAGCCCTTCGGCGGCGGTTTCTTCTCCGGCATCACTCGTGACCCGGCCACCGGCAAGCGTTACCTGAACATCACCGCCGGCGCCGAGTATGAGCTGGTCGGTGCCTGGGGCAAGTACGGCGAGAAAATCGACGGAGCCGACAGCTTCACCGACAGCCGGGCCAACACCGAGGCCATGGCTGCCGCCGGCAGCGAGCTGGCGCAGAAGGTCCTGGCCCTGGACATCGGCGGCTTCACCGATTGGGCGATCCCAGCCCGCGACGTGCAGGAGATGCAGTACCGTTACTTCAAGCCAACGACCGAAGAGAACTGGGCTTACGGTCGCAACGGTGACAACCCCAACAGCGAGCCGGTTGGCCTTCTGTACACCGATGAGTCGCCGACCCAAACCAGCATCGAGGCCTTCCAGGAAGACGGCCCTGAAGCCTTCCAGGATCGTGCCTACTGGTCGAGTTCGCAGCGCTCCGCCGACAGCGCATGCGGCATGTACTTCGATGATGGCACTCAGGGCACCAGCGTCAAGTTCAGCGAGCTCCGCGTCCGCCCCGTCCGCAGTCAATTGATTGATTAATTTGCTTATTTAATCCGGCCGCTTGCGGCCGGTGGCCCAAGGAGGGCGCGCCGATGGCGATGCACACGGAGTTGCAAATCTACAAGGTTTCGATGGGTCTACTCCAGATGTCTACGAACCTTACCCGAAACATTCCCCGCGACCTGAAGCAGTCGCTTGGCAAGCGGGTGATTGATGAGTGCATCGACGTGCTGATGTTGATTGCCCGGGCCAACTCGACCCGGGACAAACATCCACACCTGACCTCGCTGGTCGAGAAGGTCCAGGTCATCGAGTTCCTGATGCGGCTTTTCAAGGAAAGCCGCTTTATCAGCGTCCCGCAGCATGCCAAGGCAATCGAGGTGACCACCTCAATTGGCAAACAGGCGAACGCCTGGAAACGCTCCACCCCAACCGCGCCCGCCACCTGAGAGTTACGGCTTTCTGGTCTGTGCGAATTGAATCTGGTCGTGCCGCTGGCCTTCGGGCCACCGCCATGCGCACAAGAGATACCGCCGGTCTAAAGCGTCCGTGTAGGTCTCGCGCAGTTTCCTCGCTGATCGGCTCCGCCTTCGGCCTGGCGACGTAGATAGCACGATAGGTCGCAGCGCTCCGCCAACAACGCATTCAACATGAACTTCGATGATGGCAATCAGAACAACAACGACAAGAACAACGAGCTCCGCGTCCGCCCCGTCCGCAGATTCGAACGTTGGTCCATACCCGTTCAGCGATCTTGTCCAGGCTTATTACGACTGCCGACGCTCCAAGCGCAACAGCGACAGCGCGCTGGCTTTCGAAATGGACCTGGAACGGAACCTGATCGAGCTGCACAACGACCTGATCGCCGGCACATACCGGCCAGGCCGCTCCATCTGCTTTGTGGTCACCCGACCGAAAGCCCGGGAAGTCTGGGCAGCAGCCTTTCGGGACCGCGTCGTCCAC